AAAAATCTTTTGAGATCTGTGTCGGAAAGGAGGCGCTCCGCCTCTCTACCGTCATCTATGATTTGCTGTTTAGTCTTCACGCGCAGCCTCTTTTATTACGTCGGCTTGCGCCTTCATAACTTCCCGATTAATCGCCAGATCGGATCTGATCTGTTCGACGTTGAGCTGCGTGCCGTACTTGGCTTTCATTTCTTCAGCCTTCACAAATAGTTCTGCCTCTAGCTCGTCACGCTTGCGGTCATCCTCAAGCCTAAACTTCTCACGCTCCATTTGCAGCTCGGCAGCTTTCTTCTGAATATCCGCTTGTATTTGCTGTATCTGAACTTGGATAAGTTGCTCGTTAATATCTGGCTTTTTATCTTGAGGCGGCGGCTGAAACTGAGATGGATCGCCCCAGAACTGAGAGGTGTCTTTAAACCCTGCTATTTCTGTCATAGATTTCAATGTGTTAGACAGTTTCTGCATATCGGTAAGTGGGTTAACTGGCCCCATCGTCTGCATCGCATCTTTCTGCATCTCGGCAATCTGACGTAACATCAGCATACGCTCGGTGTCAGAGCCGCGTCCGAGGGCTACGTTAACTGTGACATCCATGTCACTATTCCACACACGCGGATCTATCGGCACAAAATTGTTATTAAGTCTAATCATGCGCTCGCGGTCTTGGTGGGTCGTTACCAGATGAAGCACAAGCTCATACATGCGCTTTACGCCCGTCTCGGCAAAGACACGCGCAATCATCTCGATATGTTGCTGTGCGGCGCTCACGGTGGCCGCTACGGCTGTTGCAGTGCTAGATTGTAGTGCGCCGGCATCTAAGCCTGCGGATGCCTTGGATATGCCAGTGCGAGCCTCTTTGACCTCGTCCATGTATTGCAATACGGGGAAGGCAGCTTGCCCGACAAACGGCATACTGAGCGGCTGTATCTGTCCTGCGGCTCTCTGGCGTATAATCGAGCCCACTTCCGTAGACATTGCGTCGTCGATGTTTACCATGCCCTCAACAACCGCAACCCGTGGGTGGATCGACATACTGAGACTATCGAGCGTGTTTCTCATAATGGATGATTTGATTCGCTGCACGTCCATCACCGTGTCAGCAACTGACATGCCAAAGAAGTCGTGTGGCTCTGGGTCTGGGCATAGCGTCGCAAACGGTGCCATGTCGCATGGCTCGTTCATCAGGATCTTGTTTCCGTCGCCTGCGGTGCAAACTTTACGCAGCTCGGCAATGCCGTCGCCGTCGTAGTCAACTTTAATATAGTTTTCGACGTATAGCACCTTTTTCATCGCAGGGTCGTGGCGCTCGTTCATCTCGTTTGTCAGCGCCTTGTTCCGCGTGTAACGCTCTACATTGGTATCCATGTCGTCGTATGACGCGCCGAGCTCGGCTACCTCGTCGTAGTCGTATCCCATCGCCACAAGCTCAGACACGGTTACGATGCGCCGGTGGGCGACGTAATCGGCTTGCTCAACCGACTTGCTTTCGCGTGAGATTAGGAACTCTTCCGGAGGCACGGCCTCTAGCTTAACGCGGCCATCTGGATGCGTGTATGTCGCCCTAACGGCGTGTGTCATTGGAACTGGCATATCCTCGCCAGTAAGGGGGTCTTGCATTGGCTCGCCCATAGGTTTAGACGCTACGATCTCGACTTCGACCTTTGGATCTGACATCAGCGCCGCGAGGGACGCGTCATCGAGGCCAGAATAGGAAACGGTTTCGTATTTCGTCTGGTCGTCCCAGTAAACCTTTAGTATCCCGACCTTACGCACAAGCGCGTCCATAAACGCAGAGTGCATTTCTAGGAAGCCGTTGTTGTCTCGGTTTATGATGTAATTAGCGTAATCGGTAGCCTGCTTAGCTGCGGCAACGTCTTCTGGTCCCTGCGGCACGTATTCGACGGTTTGGTCGCTGCCGTGAAAGATACGCATGAGCGACGGCATAATCGCCTGCACGGTGTCGCGCACGTCCATTGATACGACTTGGCTGCGTCCATCTTCCTCATTGCCAAACGGCTCGCCTCGGTAATACTGGGTGGCTGTGGCTCTCTGCGGCGAGATCCAGTTATCGATAAAATCGATTGCATCGTCGATCTCCTTGCCGACAATTCCTTGCAACTCCTCGTCTGGCATTACGTCAGGGTTCAGCTCCTGCTCGAGCTCTTCTGCGAGTTTACTTACTTCGTAGTCCATGTTTTACCTCTTACGTCGTATTGCGTTGATTGAGAAGGGTTTAATTTTTCTTTCTGCCTGCTCTCTTCAGCTTCAGATTCTAGCTTATCTTCCTCATCTGCCCAAGCACCAAATGGTCTGTGTTTTATGCCGCCTATAATCAATTATTAAATCTTTTCATATATTCAAGTAAATCTTTAGCCATATCAGGATCTGGCATACCTTCTGGCTTAAATGTAAACTCGGGCATCAATCCGCTTTTTTGGTCTGCAAAAATTGTGTCAGGAGTACTGGCCGTTCTGTTTGCGGCTCCGTATGGACCAAAATTTAACCAACTGTTTTGGCCGCGAGTTTCAGAAGTCATAGCACCTTGAGCTTCTGGGGAATACATTCTGCTATGCTCTAAAAACGCTCTTTCTTCACCTTTATGTCTAAAAAATGGATTTCCCGAGCCAAAATGCCCAAATACATCGTGAACTGCTCTAAACGCATCATTTGCCACCGCGTCTTCTTTGTCTCCTACTTTGCCTACTTTTGTTAATAGTGGATTAGTTTTAGGGTCAAATGCGGCAGATGTGCCAAAGCCAAAATCAGTCGGGAAAACGTACAAATTACCTCTTTCTACTAAATCCTGATAACCCAAGGCAGGAGAAGCTGCGTAAGGATCATCCATCCCCTCTTTCATAAAAGTAAAATCTATCCCACTATTTTTTAAAGAATTGTACTGATCCATAGTTTCTTGGATCATAGCATCGTATGCCCTCTTAACATCTTTATTTTGTGGAGAGTGGGACATCATATCGTAGGCCGCAGCAATAAATTTTGCACGCTCTTCGCTAAACGGCGGATACTCTGTAAATTTCGATGTATCCATACCTCTCTTTTTCATGTAAGATAATGCAGCATCTTCAATAGGGCCGATTGGCATCGCTGCAAATTTTCCTTCGTTTGGTATCGACACAGCATCAGGTTTACCTGCTGCGCCCTTGTATCCGTCTGGACTCCGCAAAAGTTGACCAACCTTGTACGTTTTAGCGGCAGCTTCTCCTATGGTCTTTGGGTCGCTAGATCTTCCTGCTACAGATGCACCAAGTAAACCTTCTTGAATAGCTTCGGATGCAGCCATTCCTGCTTTTGGCGCTACAAGCATCGGCGCTGCCACTCCTGCCGCGCCAGATAAAAACTGGCCAACGCTTCCCACTCGATCAGATACAGATGCATTGCTGTCAAGCGCACCTTTAAGACCTGCGCCCGAAACACCAAGCTGCGACGTTGGGCTCATTTCTCCTACAAAGTTACCAAGTGGTCTAAGATTTGGAGGAATAAACTTGCTTATAGCCTTATTTAACCTTCTCGATCTATCTTGACCTGCTTGCCTCGAAAAAAAATCAAGTATGTCCATCTATCTATTTCTTAATTTTGTTTTTTGATACCCTAAAGGGTCGAGATCTTCTTTATTTAGTTTTTGAGCGTTTTCGTCTACTGCAAACCCTAATATACCTGCGCTTTTAGATTTGTTTGCAGCCACAATGCTAGGATCATATGCATCAGCAAAATCAGCAAACCTACTTCTTAAAACCGCAGGATCTCCTGCTGTTCTGTCAGTAAGCATAACGTGGCTTACACTGCCCCTATCTTCAATAGCATTAATATAAGGTATATTCGTATATTTTTTATCAGTAAGGTCTTTTCTAAAAGCCGCCATACCTGCGTCAAAATCTTCGGGTTTGCTAAAACCGTTATTATCTAGCCAATTTTGCATATAATCCCGAGCCTCAAGCTCAGTCATAATACTGCCGTCTTCTTTTAACAAAGGCCTATCTGTTCTCGCCAACAGAGGAAGCGTTTGTCCCCCTTCTGACTTTAAATATTCCATTTGGGTGTCAATATCTTTTTGATTTAACTCGCCAAATCTTACATTATACCTAGACAGAGCTGCGTCTTTAGTTCCCACATGTGGGCCAAGTCTATCAAATCTTGGACCCCCTGCGTAGGGTATTAAACTATCGCCCTTCATTTGATTATTGTTCATGTAATGAAAAACTGGAGAAGTGAACATGCCTTGCACTTCGGGATTATTTTTTATTTTAGGATCTACTTTAGTAGTTTTTGCTGTAGCTTTTCTTGTGGGGCTCAAAGCGCCGCCAAGGCTTGCAAATCCTGCGGCATTTAATGCTTCACCCATAGCATCAGAGCTAGGTACTTGCCCACCGTAAGACGCTGAAGGTAAAGTAACCGCCCTTGCTATTGGGTCCAACAAGTTGCCAAGAAAATTTTTAGGCTCAAATTGCGTGTTTTTAATTGCGTCAGTGCCAGTTGACCCTACAGGCTTTGAGGCAAGACCAAATATAGTAGACTCTCTATTCCTATCAGACAAATCTTTTCGAGCATTATTGCCAAATCCAAATAAATTTTTAAACGGGCTGTTTTGCTCTCGATACGTTCTTTGCATAGTACGTATTTGATCATCTGTATATTCAGATGAAGAATTAGGGTTTGTAACCATAGATATAAAGTCACGAAATTGCTGTGGAGACATATCTAGATAGCTTGCCATATTACCACTTCACCTTATTCGCCCAGAACGCCGCCGACATTTTGCCCTTGGCAATGTTTTTAGCGTGCCTTGCCTTAAACGACTTGGCGCGCTTGGTCATCTTCTTGTCTCCGGTCTTGCCCTGTTGGCCAAACCTGATCGTCTTTACCTTATCGCCTTCCTTGGCCACCACAACGTGTGATTTCTTCGGGTGGCTAGGTGTGCGTTTAGGCTTATTAAAACCTGAGACGCCGGCGCGTGCTAGGCGTGGATCTTTTTTACTTTTTCTTTCCGCCACTTTTCTTCGCCTTCTTCGCAGTCTTTGCGCTTTGCTTAAATGCTTTAGCTGTTGGGGCGCCCTTCGAGCCTACTTTACGCATTTTCTCTGGTGTTTTACCTGCTGCTTTCTGGCGTTTAATTCTTTCACGTTTAGCGTGGATATTGGCATATAATCCAGTTTTCTTAGCCATGTTTATTTCTTCTTCTTTTTAGTCATTTTCTTGCCTGATTTCTTTGCAGCTTTCTTCGCGGCTGCCATTCCCTTCTTGCTATATGAATACTTTTTTCCGCCAACCATAGGCATGACAAATCTCCTTTACGGTTAATTTTGGCCAATAATACAGCATTATACGAAAAAAGAAAGACCGCGCGTAAGCGCGGCCAGTTGAGGGAGGTTAATACGTATGGAGCGTATCGAGGGGAAGTGTATCACAGTTTTTCGATTTAACAAAAAACTTTTTTCATTATAGGGCTTGTGGAGGTGTTAACATTTTGTTAACGTATATGTATAGAACGAATCAAGGAGGATCAAATGAAAACCGCAGAACAGTATAGAGAAGAACTTAAAAAACAACTTCCAAACGAAAGTGATGAGAAAATCGAAAAGCTTATCAAAAACAGAATGAGAATGGATAAATACTACTTCGATATGTGTGGATACGTTCCAAGCGAAAAAATGGTTAACACACTAAGCAGCGACGCAGTCATAGTTTAGCAATCAACGGGGGCTTCGGCCCCCACTACCAACAACGTAAGCCGTGAGTGCGAGGTGTAAACTACATAGAAAACGCCAACCACGGCAGTGCGAGCCGGAGTTATCCTTTTTCTGGTGATCGCGTAGTAGGGGAGCTCGTCTGGTCAACGAATAAATGCTCCCCTTCTTTAACTAAACAAGGAGAAATTTAAATGGCAATACAATTAAGAAAATGCGCGTGCAGGAATTGCTGCAATTTTTTTACTTTAAGAAATAGTAATTATTGCTGCACATATTGCAGCCGCCTCGCCTCTCGTGAAGCTTGGGACAAAAGAAATCCAAACTATAGAAAGTCTAAAATCTACAAAGATTTATGTAATACAAAAAGACGGGAGCGATATAAAAACGACAAAGAATATAGACAAAAAATATTAAAATCCCAAAACGAGCGCATAAAAGAATTACGCAAAAACGATGATTTTGTTAAAAAACGAAGAGCTATAAACAACAAGTATAATAGGTCTGGAAAAGGTAAAGAGCGTGCTAAAAAATACATTAAGGAAAGATCTGAAAAAGATTTAAAATTTAAAATACTAACAAGATTAAGATCTAGACTTTATCACGCAGTTCATAGCCAAAAAACAATTAAAGAAGAAAGCGCCATTAAAATCTTAGGATGCTCTACTGAAGAACTAATATCTTATTTAGAAAGTAAATTTTCCAAAGGTATGACGCTAGATAACTACGGCGATTGGCATATTGACCACATTAAGCCGTGCGCGTCATTCGATCTAACAGACCCAGAGCAACAACGCGCCTGCTTCCACTACTCAAATCTTCAGCCTCTTTGGGCTCAAGACAATCAAATTAAATCAGACAAGTACTAAACAACGCCCCTGATACTACGCTTCAACGGTCGGCTCCATGCGCCGGCCGAACTCGTTCCGGAGGCGAGCGTCGTGTGGTCATTGGCTAGTGACAGACAAACGGCGTCGGCTCTGTCGGGCGAGGCAACGCCCCTCTTCTTCATCGCTTCCTTGCTCTCCACCTGTATCTTGCCCGACGAAGTAAAGTGATAACGCGGCGCGGCAAGCTCCGCATAGAGAGCATCATCTTTAGGCAAACGCACATCCATACCCTCGAGCCACGCCTTGCACTTGAACCATATCTCGGCGCGCAGGTTCAAATACGTGTCCTTGGACATCGCACGCTCCGAGACGTTTAAACCACGGGCAGGTAAACCCACCTCACGCAATCGATCTAGCACGCCGGCGCCGAACCCGTTGCTATCCACAATGATCTCCGAGGGGCGCTTGGACGGTGGCAGCGCATCGTATTCCGCCTTCACGGCGCCAGAGAGCTGCATAAGGTCGAGGTTACGCCAGACGGTCAACGGATGTATCACCGGCCCCTGACGCTTGCATAGCACGCTGCTATCGTTGCCCTGCCGTGCGACGTCCAACCCCCAGACGTATGCAGCATCCTCGTGCACCTTAATGTCGTTGGCCATCGCGTGCTCGATCAGCGCCACGGGAATAACCGTATCCTCCTCGGACGGGGGGAAGTTTCCAAGGACACGCACATGGTACGCAGGGCTGTCCTCGCCGTAGCGCCGCTTCATGTCGTCGATGTAGTCGTCAGACACTCGCGGCGACGTCACGCACGAGACGTGCATCGTGTGCCAATCATCGCGGAGGCGATTGTGCGTGTCGTAAAAGAAGCCCGTATTCCGCGTGGGGTTGCCCGTGAGCACCGTCGTGGCGTTGTGCCCCGACATCGATCCACTGGCGGCCTCAAAAACGGCATTCGGCACGCCGCTTGCCTCGTCGGCGATTAAAAGCACGTCTGAACTATGAACGCCGGCGAGCGCCTCCGGTTGCTCCGCCCGAGACGTGCGGACCGATATAAACGTGCTCTCGGGGCTCTTCTTCAGCTCAATACGATCAGACTTGACCTCTAGCAGCTTATCAAAGGGCGGCTTGAGCCGCTTGGCTACATTTTTCATCTCCGCGAAGCAGGCGTCAAAGAGCTGCGCCGAGGTGGGGGCCGTAACAACCGTCTTACTCGGGACGCGCATCAAAACGTGCCACACGGCAGCCATAGCCACGGCAGTTGATTTACCGACACCGTGGCCAGATCGGACAGTTATACGTCGGCGCTCTGGATCAGCCACCGACATAAGCAGCTCGCTCTGCCATACGTCAGGCTCGACGCCAATGACCTCGGTGGCAAAGGCAACTGGGTCGCTCTGGTAGCGCCGCATCAGTTGCAGGAAGGGGTTATCGGTAGGCTTGTTCATGTGGGTGCTCCATTATGTGGAAAATTTTTTTCGGGGGTGCGTGAGGGGGTCATTGGCATTTGCACCAGTCGCCGTCGAATCAGGGGGGGGTAAATGCTGCATCGCGGCACAAAATCAGCCTCGAAATTGTGCGAATTCGTATAATATGTATTATGTTAACAAAAAGATGTAACAATAACAATGACTTAACGTTTTTCTGCGCTGCTATGAGATTATGTAACCGCATTTTTATCCGTTATGTTGACTTTTATGCTGCACCGCAGTATCCGCGCACGCGCATATGCGTCGGCATCTTGATGTGCGATTTCACGGTCAAACATCGCTCACGTCCTCCGCTTCTCCCTCTATCACGTCGCCACTTACTTCACGCAACAACGCCGCAGCTTCCGCGTGTAAATCGCCAACGCTAATGTTAACCGCAACCTCTTTGTGTCGCGTATCGTATTGTGCATTAAGCTTTGCAGCCATCCACTTGTCCGTATCCACTTGCAGTCTTGCTGAGTTGATCGTGTTATCTTCTACATGCGTATTCACAGCCGTCATCACCGCTCTTGACGCGAAGAAGTGAGCGGCTTGCTCCTGCGCTTCAGCGTATCGCTGCCGACGTCCTTCTGCGCTATCAAGCCACTTAGCCCACAACTTATACCCAATGCCAATCTCCTTCAGTAGATCCGTCAGCGTCGTCCCAGTCGTCAACCGGTTGAACAACTCGTCCTCACCCACCTTGTTCACTTCGACTAGCTTTGCATCTCCGATCTTTCCCATTTCACTTCTCCTCGATAATTGCGTGCTCGCTCATAAATGCCGCCACGGCCTTCATAACATACGGCATGTCTTGCGGCGGAATAGTCGCCACTAGTTTACCATCTACCCACACCCTCAGTCCATCGTCATACACTGACCATCTTACCACGGTATTTCATCCTCCATAATTGGTATCGTATTACCCTTGTCCACAATGTGCGTAATCTTCGCCTTTGGGAAGGACGAGAACGCCTCGTTCAAGAAATCATCGCTGAACTCCTGCCGCACGATCCGAGCTGCATCCTCAAAACTATACACGACCCAGTTGGGATACTTCACGCGCAACTCCGACACGCCTTCCATTGCAAAGCAAACGACTTTGCCACTGTCCTCCATAGTCACGGCATAAGCATGTGCAGGCAGCGGCTCATGTCCTGCGCTTAACGCAACCTGCTCCAACTTATCCCACGCCTTCATAAGCTGCCCTGCCACCTGATGCGTCGCCACAACATTTTCTTCTGCCACAAACTTCTCAAGCGCCTCGTATGCCGCCCTAAATCTTCCTGCGAGTTCTGGGTCCACGAGCGACGGCAAACTATCTCCCCACTTCCGCTCCATCTCCCTCGCCTTACGATCCAACGGCTCTAGCTGACCCCATACACCGGCAGAGATCGGTTTACTCTGATCGCCATGCCGCGTATCAAACGTCTTCCTATCTTTCGCCTTGCTTGCGCTTATTCTTCTCTTTGCAGCCATGAACCTACTCCTCCTAGTTTCCACAGTTCAATTAAATACGTCCACACTTCTCCACCACAGTTACGTATATATACGTAACAACTGTGGTGGAAGTGTTTTGACGTTATTTTCCACACTTCCCACACTTCTCCACACTTCAACTGTGGAAACTGTGGAAGCAACAAAATGCCCCTCAATGCACCGTCTCGCTACCGTTCAACGAAAGCTTGAGCATACGCTGTAAGTCGGCCATATTTCTGTTGGCATCGTGCGCCACATCCACCATCGCATCGAACAGGAGCACATACTGCATAACTGGTATCGGAGCCACTGGCTGATGCTTTTTCTCCCACACGATGCTCGCCTCCCCTGCGTCATCGTCCCAGATGATCTCGGCAAGCTTGAGCCTGTTCTTCATGTTATTCACTGGCCAACTCCTTAAAGCATGACGTGTCAAAGTATACGACGGGCTCAATGTCCTGCGGATCTCCTCGCTGCATCGACCCACCCTGCGCGATACGCAGCGGCGCAGTATGCGGAGGAAGCTTGCATATGCCTGCCTTGTCGCTCCACTGCACAGCCAAGTAGCACGGCAGCCCCGTCGTCTGAGTTAACTGGCTCGCCATCATTACCTTATACAGCGAGATCATGTAGGTCGGATATTTGTGCATCGGCGTCTTCCTCTGCCGCATCTCCATAAACGCCTTCGCTATCCCGTCCTGCGTCAGCATGTAATCTAGCGACAGCTTAATCGGCATCTTCACAAATTTATAGTTATACTTGGCCTCGATCATCTCCGCGAGCCTCCTCTCGTTCTCACGATCCTGCTCCGTCTCGTAAAGAGGTCTACTCATTGGCTTTCTCCCTCTCGCCTTCCCGTAGCAGCATAAACTGCCTGATGCGCCACGCTACGACCTCGAGCTCCACAGCCATGTTTTCCGTTATCACGCCGCTGAAGAGCGGCCTACGGTCTCTTGCGGTTAACGCCTCACCTGCAATCAGCGCAAATGTGTGATCCTTCTGCGAGAGCTCAAAGGTTATATGAGCCACCTCGTAATGCTCGCGCTCCGTATCCGGATGTCTGCGTTTAGCTTTGACGCTATGCGTACTCACAGCCCTGCCTCCTCCCTCGTAATCCACTCGCCCACGACAACCACTGGCAGCTCACGCCCGTGCCGCTTACTCTCCCACATGCCGTGACGTAGCACGTCGTTCTCGAGCCACATCTTCACGATTGCCTTCGCACGCGCCTTCTCGTGCTTCTTGTCCAAGTCTAGGTCGAGCACACTGGCCACGGCAGCGCCGATCCAGTTCTTCGCCCTCACGTCTGACCTATATGGCTCGTCGTTGCTTTCCGCCTCCCCGACGAGACGCTGAACCGCTAACGCATCCTTCGGCTTGATACCGTCGAATAGATCTGGCATTGCAAACGACGTCGCTACGCCGACATACTCCCCGTTGGGTAGCTGCACGCCGACCATGCGTCGGTACACGGCATGTGCGGCAGGCGGAGCTAGGTTTGCCTTGCCGTCGTCAACTCTGAATATGCCGAGGCTGTCCTGCTCGCTGACGCCAAGCTTCAGCGCATCTTCTTGGCTAATCTTGTTAATGACCCTCGCAGCCCTCGCCGCACCGATGAGCGAGCCGGCGCCCCTCACGCTGTCCACCGTCGCCTCGTCGCCATTACCTTTGCGTATGTGATGCACCAAGCCGACACTACAGTCCGTCGCATCGCAGACACGCCGCACCGCAGAAACTGCCGCGTTCATTGCGACGTTATCGTTCTCGTTAATCTGATTGGCTCCAACCCACGGGTCGATAAACGCCACCCCGATTTTATGCTGCTCGATTTTTCGAATCATGTAGTCAACGAGCTCGTCGTGCACCTCAATGCCGTCCCGTCCTTGGCTCGCAAACATGATCTGCATGTCACGGCCTGCGTCTAAAAATAGCCTGCCTTCAACGTCTTCTGGGGCAATGTTAAAGTGCAGCATTGCGGCAACTAATCTGCGCTGCATCTCCTCTAACGGATCTTCGAGGTTCACGACCCAGACGTTACACTGTTCGCGTACCTCCTCACCGAGCAATGGCTTGCCAGTGGCAATGGCCAGAGCCTCGACGATTTGCATCGACGTCTTACCGACGCCTCCGGCGGAAGCTAAGACGCTGACGTTGGATCTAATGTAATGATTGCCATAGATCCAACGTCGCGCAGGGATCAACTTCGGGTCGATCCAAGTGAAGGGCGTCGGCCACTGCCTCTCAGCCTCTAATGCCTCTTGCACTTCCTGTTCCACTGGTTTAGCAACTGCGAGCGCTTCACGCAGCTTGGTTTCGCCAACTTCGCGTAGGTAGTCGTTAGCGTCTTTGACATTATCGACGCCGAGTGCGTTGAAGCGCACGACGTAGACGCTAGTAGAGCCGTCGCCACTGAGCACGTCTGACACGGCGTCTACGTTTAGATCTGGGTCGGCGCATATCGTTACGTCTGAGGCGCGTGGCACGTTGTAGGTAGACATGCCTGCCTTGCCAAACGTACACACCACCGTCGCATCGTCTCCGACGGCCTGACGCACACTTAGCGCATCCTCTGGGCCTTCTGTCAGTATAATCGTCTCACCATCGCCGATGTGCATGACATTGCCTGCCATCACTCCTCGGCTGTACTTGCTGATGCCGTTGTGCTCGCGCTTACGTCCCTCGGCTGTAAGCAATACGCTCTGTATGCCCTGCACCTCACCTGATTCGTTTACCGCAGGGAAAATAATCGCAGGCCCGTCGTACACGCTCGGGCTAAACCGCGCTATGTTTGTGGCGGAGCTTGCTCTGAGGCCACGGCTGTTAAGATATAGCAGCGCAGGTCTGACCGCGTCCTTGTTCTCTCTGGTGATCGGTACGCTGCGCTCCCACGTCTCGCGTGCCTTCCTCATCTTGTCCTTGCGCGTCTCGTCGTCTCTGGCCAACAGATCCGAAGACGCGAGTTTACTAATTAGCCGCTCGAACTCGCTCGCCGTGTAAGGAATAGCCTCCGAGTTTTCAAGCTTCTTCGGATTGTCTCCGCCACGCTTAAAGCCTGATCCAATGGTCGCCTTTATCTCTAGCTCGTTTAATCCGATTTGCTTGGCCGCCCCGTGCAGATCCACAATGGCGGCGTCTAATAGTGCAGGCGCGAGGTGCGCGTGCCTTCCTAGCGTAAAGGCTGCCTTGTTTAGCACCTCATTACGCCCTCCCTTCATTGCGTGTACAACGTCTCCCAAAACGCTTTCACGGACTTTGTCAAAATATAATTCGCTCATCCTGTTTATCCCTGTTCTTATGACGGGTATATCCATCTGTCTTTAAGGTTAATTTCCCCAATTTCGGTTAAATATTTTAAATGCCTATCAATTGTTCTCTGACTAACTTCAGCTGCCACCGAAACATCTTTTGTGAATGATGACCTTTTTGTTTTATCTTGGAGTCGACTTAATTCATCTAAAATAAACAATTTTATATCTGGTACGGCACGATCTTCATCTGGCACAAATTCTTCATATACCACATCTTTTAATGGTATACTTATGGAAGACTTTATGAGTTCATGATTTATGTAAAAATTAACTGGTATATCAACTTGATCTATTTCATTACCATATCCGTCTATCGCATCTGTTAAACTAGTGATAAATGCGTTTAGCATTTTATTTTTAGCAACTCGCGTATGCTTCATCTTTGCTCGCACTCTGGGCGCTTTTCTCGCTGCCGTAGCTAAAAGTAAACCTTCATGGTATCGCGGTAATCTTGTATCTCTTTTTTGACTATTACATTTTATGCATGATAACGCTAAGTTTTCTATTTCGCATTTGCCGCCATGCTTTACCGGAACAATATGATCTATGTGACATACATCGCCAGTGACTGTATCCCTGCAATATGCACACTTATAATTCCAAGCTTTTTTAATAGCTTGCTTTTCATTATGTTTTAATTTTCTTCTTTTATTATTCATTTTTACCTCCTGTTTATCCCTGTTTAATGCGACGCCTCGGAAGAATTTGGAACTACTAGCCGAAGCGTCGCGTGCCTTTAGTTAAAACCGAAGTCGGTTTCAGTTGAGGCGGCCGGCGAAGCCGTCGGGGGAGAAACCTCCGCCGTAGCCGGAGGAGGTGCACCTACCTCCGGTTTCGCTTCGGGTTTGTCGATCCATGTTCGGATGTGAAACCCAATATCGTATGACGTACCCTTGCCGACCACGACGGGCGTTGAACCAGTAATTTGTATTACTGGTATCTTACCTGCGGCGAACTCAGGAGCCGTCTCAGCTTGGTTATACAGTTTTGCGATAAACTGCCCCAAGCCATACGAGTTGCCGCTCATAGACGCCTCACGTCCGTCTGAGAGCCAACAGTCTACCTCGAAGCCTTGCTTGTGGCTATCGCTTGGTCTTGGCGTTGACTGCGACGGGCTAGGCCACGCCTGCCAGTCTCTTATGCCGACATCGATGTGCAGCCACCCAAAGGCAACGTTTTTGATGTCGATGGCGAAACCCTTCTCCATATCAATAGGCTCGTCGCCTCCCTCGGCTTTGACCCACCACTTATTTTGTGGCAAGTTTGAGCGAATAAAGTTTGATGATGCGGTGCTCTCCGCAGATCCAAATGAAATTGGCATAGTTGTCTCCTTGACTAGTTTGCCGAAAATTTAAAAGCATATGGCGGTATCTGGAGAGTTTGCAACTCCCCGTAACCGTAACCCCATATGCCGCTCTTTTGCGCCGTCGCGTATTGCTCTAGCGCGTACTTAACCGCCGCGTTGCCCTCTTCGAGCGTGCGCCAGTCGAGTTCATATACTCCCACTGCGTAGGGAGCCTCCTTACCTACCGCAATAAATATGAACCGGTCAATCTCGACCCCGTTCAACGTCATTACACGTCGGTAAAATTGATCTTGTATGTGGTAGCCAAAGTTGGCCACCTGACGGGCAAAGCCTTCTGGGCTTGGGTCAACTGTCGTCTTCAAGTCGATCAGCGCCGCAATGTCCTTACGCCACCCGTCTGGGCGTGATCGTATGTCTACGTTGTAAATGCTGTCATGCGCGAATACGCTTGCCTCAACCGCAAGATCTCCTGACAGCAAGTCTGCGGCAGCCGGATTACTTCGCACCGCCTCGGCCATTTTTACGGCCTGCTTGTAGTCTGCGTCCGTCAGTAATACTGCGCCTTCGGCGTCGGCTTTCTCTTTTAAGCTTGACCACTCCTTGCCTCGTCGCGTCTCAGGACCGCACCAGACGCTTTTCTTGAGATGCGGCTCGAGCGTAAGCGTGTGGACAGCCGTGCCAATGTCGAAGGCATGGCTATGCTTGTATTCGCCGTACTTGAAGTGTGCTAATGATTTCATGGCAATTGTCTTAGCGCCAGACGCGCTCAGAGCGTCACTGAGGTGGTATTCAGCGTTTGGCATGGTGTAATTGATACTCACGTTCTCCCCCTTCCGTAGAGTGCTATAAGCAACGCCTCGGCGCGGTGCTCGTCTTTCTTTCGTTTCAGATCCGACGCCAACATCGGAAACCATTGCTGCGCGAGCCGTCGAGCTGCGTCTTTATCTTTCGGCAGGTTTAGGCTGCGCTTCCAGTTGTTTGGTGTCACTAGCGTATACGGAGCTCGGCTTAACGCCGCCGTCGTAACAATCTGCCCGAAGCCAAAGCCAAGCTTAAATGTGGAGCTAACGCCCTGCTTTGGCATCGCCTGTTGTCGCTCGATGTAAATGTGGTCTACATCTGCGCTTGTTAATATGTCCATCAGTGCAACGACGTCTACGCCGCCTTCGCTGTACACTGGCAAGTCGTGAACTTCCTGCCAGTCGTCTCCGACTAGCGCGACACCGCCCGTGCGGTAACCGCAATCAATCCCCAATGTTAATGCTGAACTCATGCCCTTTGTCCCTTCCATATTTTATTATTAACATCTCGATAAGTTGGGACTGGCTCATTCTTAAATTCTCACAATCCTTGCAAAGAAATTCGTAAACTTCTTTGCGTAACCTTGGACCGATTTGTTTTAGTTCCATTTGTTAACTCCGTTTTTTCTTAGTGTTAACTCGTTGTTAAAAAGAAAGCAAGACGTAATGAAATAAAAAGGGGCAATGAGTTCACATTACTCGTTGCCCCTTTTTATTGTTACCTCAAATATTCTGGGCCTGTCCATCTGACCCATGAAAAATCCCCATCAATGACGTTACCTCGCGCTTGGTTCTTTGCAGGGGCTGACCAACTCGCAGCCTTTAGTATGTCACCTTTTTTGAACTTTGGGTCGTCGTCAGAGTTAACGACAAAACCCCATACAGAGCCACCGTTCATTTCGGTAATTTTAATATATTTTTTCCCGACTTTATAGCCAAGCTCATTGGCTCTTGCAGTAATACCTGCTTCAATTACTTCTTCGTTTCCGCCTGCTTTTATCCAACGTCGTGAATACTTAGCGTAATCTTTGTTTATAGCTGTAATTAAATTTTCTATGTGTTGTTGCATAACTTCCTCCTGATTCGTTATATATATACGTTAACAAAATGTTAACACATATACAACCCCCTTTGAGTAATTAAATTATTGTGGTAAAAGTAATTATGGAATTATCTTTGGATATGTTTGATAGCGTCATGCGTTGGGTCGTTCTGCCATTAGCAGGCGTGCTTATTTACGTATACAATCGACAGAATCAGCATCACACTGACATCGAGGTTTTGAAGGCGCAACATGAGGCTAACAAGATTGCATCAGACCGCGAGATGAAAGAGATGAAAGATACCATAAAAGCAATTTTCAACAAACTAGACACTATTGAGCAAGCACTGAGAAAATAATGCTTATGGTTCTGGTCTATGTGGGGTACGCGCTGATGCTTACTCCATATGGGCCGGTTGACGTTAAAGTGTGTGTTTATAAACCCTTAGAAAATGTATATACTGAGAAGGTGATCTACCACCTCCCGTGGCAGATCTGTGCAACGTATAGGAATGTCTGATGGACCCCGTAACAATCAGCGGATGTGTCGCCCTTGCCACCGGCAGCTTTAAGGCGCTCAAGGGTGCGATTTCCGCCGGTAAGGATCTAGGAGAAATGGCCGGCCAACTAAATCAGTGGGGCAAAGCGTTTTCAGATTTTACAGAGCTTCAACGGCGTGAGGAGAACCCTCCATTTTGGAAAAAAACGTTCAAAGGTAGCGACGAGGAATCAGCGATCTTACTCTGGAATAATGAGCGTAAATTCAAGGAGATGCGCCAGAGCCTAAAGGATGAAATTTCGTTCATGTATGGACCATCAGCATGGAAAGAGGTGCTCGTAATAGAAGCACAACAACGTAAAAGGCGTAAGGACGAGTTGTACAAAAAACAAGAACAAATTGATGCGGCCATTAATTTTGCCATTGGAGCTGTAATATTCTTAATCAGTGGCGGCATTTTATTTGTTGGCTTTTATCTTTTAGGCAAATGGCAAGGTAGGTGGTAGATGTGGTTTCTCGTCTGGATGCATTTCACCGCCTCAACTGGTAAATTTGAATACTACCAAGTCGGGGCATATGGATCTCAGGAACAGTGCGAGCTTGAGCGACAGAGAGCGTCTGTCATGGTAACCGACAACGATATGGCGGTGCATTGCCTTGAGGTTAGTCGAGATTAGCAGAAAATACATAGTCATAGACGATGACGGTAAAATCGTTATAATAACCACGTATAAAAACGTAGCGAGGAGATTTCTCTGTGGTACAGATAACCGCGAGCGTAATAGATCAGCTTAAGATACTTCCTAGATTAGCTTTTCTTTGCCAGATTATATTAACTTGGAAAGTGTGTCTTTGGTACATGAGTTTAGGAATAACTGCCACAACGCAGCAAACAACTTTTGTAAGCATAGTCGTTTCTAGTCTTTCGGCCTCGTTTGCGCTTTGGCTAGGTAAAGAAGCCAAGACAGATAGGATGGCTCCATGATAACGCTGTTAGGTAGCTTGATTGGTTTTTCCACTTCTTTTTTGCCAGAAGTGTTAAACTATTTTAAAGCAGGCCAAGAACAAAAACATAAACTTCAGCAAATGAAGCTTGAGTTTGAGTTAATGGAAAAGCGTAATGAGATGACCTTGCGGTTGACCGACATGCAAGCAGGTATCGAAGAAACAAAAGGGTTATATGAACATGCTTCTATGGATGCAGGAGGTTTTATTAACGCACTTAGGGGGTCTGTCCGGCCTGTTATCACTTATGTTTTTTTTGGCCTTTTCATTGCCGTCAAAGTCACAGCTTTAATGTCGCTGATGGAAGATGGAAACGATCTGGCAGGTTCAATAAATTTAATTTGGGACGATGCAACATCTGGCCTGTTTGCGGCCATTATAAGCTTCTGGTTTGGTGGCAGAGCAGTCTCAAAATACATGAAAGGTAAACCATGAAAAAGATTATACTAATTTCAACATTAGCTTTGGCAGCTTGCTCATCGAAAAATGACGTAGCCATGAACGAACATTATCAGGCTGCGATCATTGCTAAAGAAAAAGCACGGATGGATGCTATAAAAGAAATTGCAGCGCAAGGCGAGGCAGGAGCGGTGGCTGCCGCAATGATGATGCAGAACACAAATACATCTCACGCTTCCCCAAATTCTGGGAAAGACAGTGCATTGGCATGGGCAGGTATACTTGTTCCATCGATTGTGCAGGCGACAGGCATTGCTATGAATGCTGACGTAGCTCGTACTCAGTCTAACAATAATACAACTATAGCTACTACAGATAGCAATAATAACAAGGACGTTGCAATTGACACTAACAGTACAATGGCAGCCATTGCTGAGACAACCATTGTAACAAACACAAGCTCAACAAACAGCGTGGTTTGTGTAACAGACGCAGATTATTCTTGCGATTAGAAAGGAAAAGACATGGAACTATGGCAATGGATTATGCTTTTTGGTGCAGTTAGCTTAAATACTGCGGTTAACTGCATTAGATTATACTTGGAAATGAAAAAATGAGCGACGCACTAAAGCTGCTACAAGAGAAGTGCGGCTGTAAGCCAGACGGCTCGTTTGGCCCTAACACTGCCAGAGCCATTACGCAGCATTATGAGCTCAAACCAGAGCGCGGAGCGCACCTACTTGGGCAGGTGATACATGAGAGCGGTTCTTTTCGCTATGTTCGGGAGAATTTAAGCTACTCTGTAGAAGCTCTGATGAAGGTGTGGCCGAGCCGCTTCCCTAGTCCGACGGAGGCAGAGCCATACGCACGCAATCCGAAGAAGTTAGCTGAGAAAGTTTATTCTGGCAGAATGGGTAATGTTGAGGGGTCTGGCGACGCCTCCAAATTTTTAGGGCGAGGATTTCTGCAATTAACCGGTAAAAATAATTACTGTGCCTTCGCCAATGATATGCGTATTCCAGAGATCTTAAACGATCCATCCTTGGTTGAGAAGGAATACGCCTTCGATACAGCAATATGGTTCTTCGATAAGAACGGTCTGTTTAAGCTTGCCGACGAAGGCGTAAACGATCAGGTAATTAAGAAAATCACTAAGCGCGTTAACGGTGGCTATACTGGCCTCGACCATCGGAACAAAGAAACTAAGAAAGTCTACCAATGGCTTAGTTAGGTGTTATCAGGGTCAATGCTCATCGACTCAACGCCACGCTTAATCATTTCTTTGTGCATTGTAGCGCACGCATCAATCAGGCCAATATAAGCTCTTACGAAGGCTTCCATCTCGTGGTCGCCACGCATCCAACGATCCTGCGGCAAGCCTCTTTTGGCTCTATCAATAATTTTTTCTGCTATTTCAAAATAATTAGGTATTTCGTTCATTCTTTTTTCTTTCGTTCCAGTGATGCACTCTGTGGCAGTTCGGGCAAAGAGGTATACACTTTTTAACTTCCTCATATGCTTTTGAATACTGACCCTGATTTACAAAAGTGCTTACTTCAGTTTCCTTGGTTTCTCCGTCCTTGTGGTGGAAGTCTATTAGTGCAGGGTGCTTTATTCCGCACTCACTGCAACTAAAAGTAGACTTGTATTCCAACCACTTGAGATGTCGCTTGCGTTTGTTTTTCTTATTACTCGCAATGACTCTTTCTCTGTTCTTTAAATACCACTTCCTCCCGTATTCTCTCTGGTATTCTCTCCTCCTTTGAGGGTCTTTAATTGCCATCCTCTGGTCGTACCCTTGGCTTAATGTTGTCCTTAGACATAACATCAGTGCCTTTGCAGTACAAGATTACAGTATCGTAATGCGGCTCGAACGTGTTAAACATTGCCTCTTTGCTGTAGCTACAGGCGTCATAACTTGGGAAAACGATGTTATGTGTCACCTGTTCGCCTTCGACGAAATAACTTAGCACCATAAATGTGTAGAACGTCTTAATCATTATTTGCCCTCCTTATTGATGCCATGCCTCTTAATTGCAGAGTTTATCGCGGCATCCGTTTTGTTTAGAATTGTTGCAATTTCACTGACGCTAATACCCTTGGCCAACATCAGCTTAATTTTATTGGCATACGCAGTCATTGGCCGCGTCTTCCAACTGTGAGAGCCGCCTATAGCGCCGCTCTTTTGACCTGCTTTTACGCGGTCCATTGTCCCGAAGCCCCACTTTTTTGCGGCTGCTTCGCTTTCTGCTTTCGCGTATTTACGCATAACTGGCAATACTTTGCACCAGTCGTATTCGTTTGCTCTTATTTTTACCATTTTAAATTCATCTTCTCTTTTAAGATTGAGACGAGAGAAAGCATTTCGTTGCTGTCGTGGTATCTCAAAGAGCCTGACGCCTTCTGATCAAGCTTCATTACCTCAATCTTACGCTCGAGGCGGTTGATAATTGGAGCCACTTCCTGCATGTTAACCACGGACGGCCCCATAATATTAATATCCCACTTGGCCATTTAAACCTCCTATAATGACACAATCGTATCCAGTTCCCATGCACCACTTGCACGCGCTAACTGTCTGGACATCTTTATCTACAACCTGAGAGTAATCCCACTCCCAATTTTTACCCTCGCCACGGCATACGCGGCAGCTATTAGTTTCATCAATTATTGCTTGCATGTTTTCCTCCTTGTGCTCTTACTGTTAACCGCAAGTTAACAGTAATGCAAATAAAAAAAACCCCGAGCCAAATTGGGAGGAAGCTCGGGGCTAGTTGAAGAGCCAAACAGGCAAGGCTCTCGGAGGTATCTTTTTACTACATATAGGCTTCGGTATTGAAAAACAAGCAGTATCTGGTAGTTTAAAGCATGTTAACGTCATGGAGATTTAAATGTTAAACGATAAAGAGAAAAACTTAATCATGCTGCTTGAGCTTCCACATAGGATCTCAAACCCTCGAGCAATGATGCAAGCTTGCGAAGATGCTGCGGCAATTATTAAACGCCAAGACGCAGAGATAACCGCCCTAACCGAATCATCAACGCCAAAGCGAGCTCGTAATAGCAACGGCACGCTAAAAGCAGACGATCCTGCTACGCCAGAGAACGAAGCGTGGGTAGGCGGTAAAGCGCCAAAGAAGAAGGCTAAGAAGAAGAGTTAACGCGGCCCTATTAGCGTCTGCATTGCAGGTGTTAAGCCTATCGCGCCATAAGTTCCAAATCTTTTGCCGGCTTCATATATGTCCTCGGCTCTTTGTAACTGCGGCGCAGCTTGGCGTAGTTGCTGCGTTTGCTGTAGTAGCTGCGTCAGATCTTTTTGGCGTGTAAGCGGCTCTGCAATTTCACCCATTAGCATTTCAAACGAACGCTGTTGAGATGGCGTTTCCGTTGCTTCTCGGCGTAACGCCTCAAAGGCTCCTGTAATTGGCCCACGCTCGCCCATTAACTGCCCCATTGTAGGTTCAATTCTTTCGCTTGCAGCTTCTTTAGCCATATCTCTTATGGCTGTTTTACTTTGTTGAGCCACTCCTGCTCTCATAGACATAGCAGAGTAAACTTCGTCTAACTGACGTAAAAAGGTAGGCGCGTCGTCGCCAAGTATTATGCCTATTTTTTCTTTTGATGCTCTACTTAGCATATCTTTTAGAGGCTTAATCATCTCACGGGCGTCTTGATTTGGATCTGTTAGAGATGATTTTGCATTGGCCATCATTTCGTCGATCTGGCTTCTTAAACCTTGCTTCAAAGCAGTTAGCTCTGATTTACTCATACCGTCTACAATTTGCTGCACTTCGTATCGAGTTGTTTTTGGGTTAAGCATTTTTGACCCGAAGTCTATTGCATCACGTAAGCTAATTACGTCTCCGGCAATATCTCTAGCCGTCTTATATTGTGGGACTATTCCATCTAGCGTTTTTCGTATATCTCCAGACAGTGCTCTTAGCACGCCCTTCTCCTCCGGAGCTGCGGTAGGCGATACATCTTTTAAGGCTCTGGTAATGTAATCAATTTGCCTTACATCAGGTAAAGTCTCAAAGCCAATAACATTACCGGCGTCATCTAACTGAGCTAGAATTTGTCGTGATGGCTGCCCCTCTAGCCTCATAAGGCGTTCAGCTCTGGCTATTACGTCGCTGTCCAATCTTCCTAATAACTCTTGAAGCTTGCGCCCTTGTGTAGTGGCATAATCTATTGGCGCTTGATAAGCCTTATCGTATTCAGTGCGCCTAACTGTTGCGGTGCCTTCCATAAGCAAGTCTTGTAGCTGTTGAGCAGCCTGCGGCCCACCTAAAGATACGTCAAGCAAGTCATTAAACTGAGAGCCTGCTAATCCTGCAACTTCTTCAATATTCTGTCGCGCAATGGCCGCGCCTTCGCTAGTAGATGAAGCCGCCAAGTCTAACAGATTTCGTGTCGCCGGTCCCATTTGGCCAAGAGATCCGTAACGCCCTGCACGCTGCAAGTTAGCTGCGGCTGTCGGAGCATCCATGCGAGCTGCTTCGCTTATCAATCCTAGCGCCTGCTCTTTTGCACCTATTTCTCGTCCAATCTCACGCGCAGGAGCTGATACCTGACGCCCTCTAATTTTGCCACCTATTGCGCCAATCGTTGGCCCCAGTGGCCCGAGCACTGCGCCTGCTCCGGCTCCAAATAATGCTTGCTGTCTAGCGGCTTCTTCACGCTCTTGAGGCGTAGCCCCTTCGCCGTAACCGTATATTGCGCCTTCCAAAGCCCCAACGCCGGCACCAAGGCCAGTTCCTGCGGCTACACGGCTTAGTAAAGAAGTGCCAAGCGGAGTAACAGATATTGCAGGAGCAGCTATAGCCGCAGGAATAGCAGTTGCCAAACCTACGCCTGCTCTTGATAATCCAGTTGTAACTGGCGCTACTATCTCTCGGGCTTCTTGTGCCGCTCTTGTTGCCTGCGCTGCCTCTGGACTAAACTGGCCTATGATCTCGTCAATATATGAACCAACAAATGGTACGCCCTTTATTGCGCTTGCAGCTCTTGCCGGCAACTCACCTACTTGGCTAATAATGTCTTCAGCCATAGACGTTTTGTAAACTTCTCCGGCTTTACCGCCTGCGGCTCTTATTTGAGCTATACGCGCAGGGTCTGATGTAGCGTATCCGTCAGTAACGTAAGTCTCTTGACCGGTTTGTGTGCTTTTTAAAATGCGCCCACCGTCATCAAACTGCTCGACTATTTCAGCGCCAGTTGGAGCAGGCTTGAGCCGTTGCTCGAGCGCCATGCCCTCTTCAATTAATGCTTCTGCCGCCTCTATGTCTCCTGCTTCGTAAGCTGCCTTTGCGGCTTTACGATAATCTTCTACAGTGTATTCTGCCATTTTAACCGCCTTGAAGCCATTTTTGTTTTCTTTCGTTTAAAGATCCTGCCGCGCCAGTTGTTGGCTCGTAAAAAGTATCTGGCGGAATATTTTCTCCCATAGATCTACGTCTGGCAACATCAGTATAAAATCTAAGTTCAGCCAGTGCGTCTCTAAAATCTTCTGGTTTTTGGGTTGTAAGCAACCTAGCCCCTGCCTCTTCAGCTTTCTTACCTTCTAACTCTGTAATTTGGCCTCCGCCTTTTAAGCTTTCAAATGCGTTTACGAATACGCCACCTTTAATTTTGTCTAAAACGCCTCTGGCTACTTGCGCTTGTGGGAGTAATGCCCCAAGCCCTAAAGTTTCAAGAGCACCGGTCGCTATACCTTTTACACCTACAATCTGATCTAAACCTTCAAGAGCTAATAAGTTATCAATATCTGCCATCATCGACGTGGCTTTTGAGGCTCCTGCCATGTTAGACTCTTGTCTCTCAATATTACCAAGAAGAATGTTTGCAGTAGGGGCGTCTATAAGTTGGCCAGTAAGGGCGCTCATAATTGCGTCACGCTGTTGCGTTGGGCTCAGACCTCCTTGTGTACCACCCATGCCTATGCCGCCCATAAGATTACCCATAAGCTGACGCCTAGCTTCCGTCGCTTGACGCTTACGCTCCATATCGGCACGCTCTCTGAAGCCTGCTAGTGTTCCAGTAAATGCTTCGCCTTCCTTGCCTTGCAGCGCCATGCCTGCATCTTTAATCGCGGCAAATGCAAGCATTGCCCGTTGGTTTCTGCTTAAATTTTCAAACGGGTCTTGCGATATAGGCTGATCGAGCAAGCTCATCGTGGCGCTTGGCGCGGTTACGGTTGTTTCTTTTTCTGGCATTGCCGGAGGGTTTACCTGATCTGCAAGCCTTATATTTCCCACTGTGCCAAGTGCCGTTAAGGCATCTGACGCAATACCTTCAGATCCAACCATTGGGTCGCTTAGTATTGGGCTAGTTAAAATTCTGTCTGCCTGATTGACTACCGCCCCCTCTCCCATAGGCATTGATGGGACACCGTAGTCCATAGAGTTTCTTACCAACTGATCCGCCGGAGATCCTGCGGCTATGCTCATCTTCTGCAAGTCTGCCGCCGTAGCTGCGTCGCCTGCCATAGCATCTATGAGGCCAAATCTGTCTATGTCATTTTGTGTTAGTATATATGCCATTTTAACTTCCTAATATGAAAGACCTAATCCATACCCACCGCCGAAAAGAGGGTTAAAGATGCCTGCGCCTGCGCCGCCCATTCCGCCAAAACCCATGCCGGCGCTACCTAACGCACCCAACGCAGGCCCAAGACCGCCGGTTCGCTGTGTAGTCGTGCCGTAGCCTTGCGGTATAGCGCCTGCCGCACCAGTTAGAACGCCAAACTGGGTAAGTGGATAATTTTGTGCCATCATATAATCTTGGAAAGCAGCATCCAGACCTAATTGGCCAAGAACCCTCTGCGCTTCGCCTGCCGCAGTTTGTGCGCCAAGTCCTGCAAGCTGCGTCTGCATTTGTTGGCCTGCAATAGCGCCAAGTCCGGCAGCGCCCATGCCTCGGAGCCTTGCGGCGTCCAGAGCGGCTTGCTGACCTGCGAGCCCTGCTTGCTGCTCAAATGCCGCTTGCTGCAATGCGCGTTGCTGTTGGCCAGTAATATCGAATTGAGCTGCACGCTGCGCCTGATCGAATGCTCTTGCGCGTTGTTGAGTTATTAAGTCAGAGGCTTGCTGCCCGTAACCTTTGCGCGTTTCGGCCTCTGCTACGCCGTGTCGTGATCCGCCAAATGCTTTTGCTGCGGTAGCTTGTGCGCCTTGCTTGGCTAACGACATTTCTTGTGCGCCGCCTAAATCACGCAATCCTAAATCAATAACTTGCTCGGTGTATGGCGACATATATTTTGATATGTCGGCATCCGCTATACTACCAACGTCGCCAATTTGTGCGGCATCCATTGTGGGCGCTTCCATTTGCGCTATATCGCCGTATGCTCCGGCGGCAGCGCCGTATAGTGGAGTTCCGAAATCTAATCCGCCGTAGCCGGTCATTGCCTGTTGCTGTAGCGGCGTCATGCCTGCGACGCGCTCACCGGTATATGGCTGAAATTCTTGCGCCAAGAAATCTTGGGCAAATGGTATTACGGTGCCTTCAAGAAACTCCTGTTGGAAGGCCGGCATTTCCTGCGTTGTAGTTTTCTTAGTACCCATTACCTTAACTCCATCTCATAGTGAGTATACACCGACCGAAACGGCGACGCATCTACATATTTCTCAAAACCTTTTCTGCCGTCAGCCTCGACGGCGTCGAGCCCTGCGTCTAAAGCTAATTTTTTCATCAGATTTATTGCTTCGTTCATCCACTGTCTCATGCGCTTACCGCCAATAAACTCAATCTTTAAATTTTTTCTCTGAGGGTGCTTTACAACCACGGTTGTCATGGCTGCTACTAACTTGTCCTCGAGACTAATGAGCCACATAACGCAGCTACCGCCTCTTATGTCGTCCTCAACGTCCTGCATTGTGACGTTGTGAGACTGCCTCAGTATCGCCGGAGCCAGTAACTCCATGCCCTCGCTAACATGCTTGTCAAAGTCTTGAGATAGCACGGGCAAAATGCTTACCTTTGGCTTTGTGTGCAATCTTACAACATTATCTAACATATTTACACCCCTACGCATGGATTCTTGTAATTGCGAGGGTCGACGATGGTGAGGCAGGAGAAAACGACGTTGCGGCTGTCGTGCCGAGGCTGCCGTTAGTGTTATTTACCGCCCACTTCATTTCTATGTAGTCGTTAGCAGTAAGCTCAAGTAAATATGTTCTGGATGCGAGCATAACGCCACCATTGTTATGCACCGTCTTAACCATCGTAAGGTTGTCTATGTTTGTCCCGTTTTTCGCAGGCCAGAAATAAAACTTTATATCTGCCGCCGCAGACGTTGTTATTTCTGCGGTAAAGCTCAATAAGTATTCTCCAGTTTCCTCGAACACAATGCGCTCGTTATTAGCAGCATCTCTGTCTATCTTAAACTTGTTAGTGGGCGCGTCATAGGTAATGCTATATGCAGTATCTGGAGATGCAGCGGTCTGGGCGGCTGTTCGTATTAGCTTGATGTGACCACCTTCTAGCACAATTTGCCTAAACTCATTGTCTCTGGAAATTACTGGGTACTTGTTTTGATCGTCATAAAGCACGACGCCATCCTCTGACGGGTTGTCGTCTGCCGTCTTGTGGTAAAAGCGAGATAGCTGCCGCTGCAAGTATGTCGTTAGATTTTGACCCCATGCCTTAACGTCGTCACCAATCGGTGGAAGTACAGGAGCCGCCATTATCTGCGACCACTGGCTTTAGCGTCAATACGCATTGTACCAACGCGCCAAGCTGCATAAGGCGTATCACCTTGAACTCTCATACGTATCTGGCGGCCAGAAAACCTGACGGCTGTGGGGTTTGCAGGCGTATACGGGCCGTGCGTTGATTCGGTTGCGTTTGGATAGAACCGGCTTTTAAACTTAATGTTTACGTCGCCTTGCGTTTTCTCGTCTGGAATAAGATCAGTTACCTGCATAATTCTATCGCCAGATCCCATGCTAAACGGGCCGCTTTCTGCGAATACACCATCTGCGTCGGTTACCGTAATGTCGTTGCCCATAGAATTCCCATGCACCGTGCAGTAATATTTCAAGCTTGCAGGCGCGTCACTTGGCACGACAAAAGTTGTCTTAGCACCCGAGCTTCCTGCGGTTCCCGTAGTTGTGACTCCAGAGGTATACGAGGCGTCATCAGACGTTCTGAAAGCAATCGGGTGATTTGAATTGGAATTATCACTTTGGTCAAAGACATAGGTGTATCCGCGTTTAAGTGTAATTGCAGGATAGTTACTGCCGTCTAAAATAAACCTGTTGCCACCGTCAACGCTTGCAACTGTGACCGTATATGTTTGAGTGTCAACGTAGCTCAAGCCAACCTCATGGTCGAACATGGCACCATCTTGCCCCATAAGCATAGGGTACTCAAATACACCTCTAGATGCACCAGAGGTGCGCGAGAGGCTTCCTATGAGCCAATGGTTTTCCTTGTAGTCAAATGCAACGTATCGATCTATTTCAGTAGAGCTACCAGAACAATAAAACCACCAGATCTCTCCAAACTGGCCATTTGTAAACGCCCACGTCTTGCTTTTCTGCGAAGTGTTTAAGTCTCCAAAAACATAATCATGCACCGCGCAGGGTATTTCTGAAACAACATTACCGTCAAATCGAAAAAATCCGCCGTTACCCATCCAGAAAACGCCCATGTCTACGTCGGCTGCCGCACGTCTCGATATGATGCCGCAGGACGTGCCAACCCGTTGAAAAGAGTACACATAGGGCGGCCCTATATATCGGGCCGTGTGGGAATCTACATCTGTAAGGATAAGCGTCTGGCCACGGGTTCTAATAGCCGTTTCTATCTGGCCTGACGTTTGCAGCTCTATGTCTCCTGCCTCGTTTGTTGAAGCCGGCGTCCAAGTCGTATTATCTTCACGATCCGAAAAGGCTACTTTGCGCGGATTGCCGCCTGCGCCGAGTGCAAACACAAATCGCTCTTCGGTTACAATTACGCCAAGATTATTCGTTGGTGCGTTGGCTACTACTGCGGCCTTAGACGACGTACCAAGCTGCCACTCCAAGATCCTACCGTCTGCCGTTGAGCAAGCGACAAGGTACTCGCCCCAATTATCTAGTGACCAAGTAGTTGTCGGAGAAAGATTACCAGTGTCTGGCCGTGGCGTCCCGTATGTGCCAACGCCGTAAAAGCCGTATCCGTATCCAATATTAACAGCCGCACTTTCAGATCCTGACGTGAGGTCCGTAGGCGCAATGTCGTATGCCGTACCGCCAGATACAACTGCAAACAGCTCGTTGTACGACCCTGCGGCGACGTATCTTGTTCCGTTGTTACTTTCCCATGTGTGCATACCGCGAGGAGCATTAGTTGTAATCGAAGCTATGTTCTCATTTAGACGCCAACCACCAATCGGCCTAAGTGACCCGTCTCTCCATCGCACCAGTGATCCGTCGCGCCACCTACCGGCTGCATCAAAGTCTGTACCTGTTCTGTAAAATCCGGCAGGAATTTTTAGCGGTATTAGCGGCATGTCGTTACTCTGGTTTTGTTGGCCATGAAATAGTGTTTGGAAATCCCGATTGCTGCGGCACGTTTAATAGGTCTGTCCGGTACTGCGACCATTCGTTTTGCTTTTCTGTCGTTAAAGCTGCCCAACGTAATGGGTTAGATACAATTGGGTCTATTACCCACCTTAAAAGACGATCACGCTCACTTCGGGCGTTAACAGATGCCTCTGCATCTAGCTCTTCTTGGGTGGGTGCTACGTAGGCACTGAAGTCACCCCCGACCAGTGCTAGGAGGGCTGCATTGTCGATAGTGTTGTCTGTGTCGGAGGGGTCTATAGTGTAAGGTATCCATCCGTATGTGGGGTGGTTTATCTCGACATCAAGACGCTGATTATCTGCTTGAAGAGATCGTGCGTTACGCACTTCTGTTGCTGTTATTGTGCTCATTATGAAATCCTTAACCAAATACTAGTCTGCGTTCCATCGATGTATGCGTAATTAGTTGTCGCAGCCGTACCATTTTCGCCGGCATACCCTAGAGTACCCATGCATCGCCAAGTGCCACTAGGCGCTGAAACTGTGCCCGTAGGGGCGTATCCGGCCCATCCTGTCTCGTTTACATCTGATAGTGCGTTAGCATATCGCAGAGCACTCCCAGACCTTGTACTTCCTGCCGATAACTGTGCGGCAGTGGTGTCGTGCAGCATAGCATACGTGCCTACTGCACCAAGTGTTGTGGGTGGGCTATATTGGGAAGTAATAAAACCAGAGTCATTTGTTAGTTGGCTTGTGGTTGTGGGGATATTTGAAATCGAAGTTGCTTGAGCCGACGTAAGCAAGGAATAACCAGACGAAAACGTAATGGCTAATGTGCCTGATGTTGTTACAGGTGAGCCACTAACGCTTAAACCAGTTGGCACACTTAGCCCAACACTTGTTACAGAGCCAGACCCAACAGAAGCATTAATGTACGTTTTTATGTCAGACAGTGCCACTTGTTTCATCGTGCCGGCATCGTTAAATACAACGCGGTCTGCATCTACAACGGTTGTAGACGTAGCACTTGTGTCTCCGTCAAGTATATTAAGCTCGTCTGTGGTGACAGTTGCGCCGTCTAGCTTGTTAAGCTCGGCTGCCGAGCTTGTCATTGCCACGCCGCCAATCTGCAATGACGTCATGTTTGGCGTTGTTGCGTTTGTGCCGTCTGCGTTGTTGTTTATCTCGGATACAATGCTGTCCAATGCCGTGTTTGTTATGGTTCCCCAAGTGTCCTCAGATCCACCCACTGTCGCTTTGGTTATTGATAACGCCATCTACTTTCTCCTATGCGGCTTCCGACCAAGTGTCGTTCTCGTCGGCTACTTCTGCCCATGTATCTGTTACTGTAGCGGATTCTGTCCATGTGTCTGATGCTACAAGTTGTTTCACCCATACACTACCATCATCAGCCTGATTTGTCCAACTATCTACGGGCGGCTCTTGAAAATCCCAAAGAAATCTTGCAGGGAGCGTTGGAGCGCCAGTTGTAATGTCTACAAGTGTTAATGCGTACTCTTGGAAGAAGGGTAAAGCATCTACTTGTGGTGCGCTTGCAAATATATCAACAGGCGCAAAGTTAGAAATAACCGATACGGTTGCGGTATCAATAGTTGGCTGTAAGTCTAATGCTTGCGAGCTTACGCTTATCGTGTTGCCCATGCCAGAGCCGTGGACACTACACACATAGCGTAAACTTGCAGGAGCATCGCTTGGTACTAAAAACGTAACAGTTGCACCAGACGTACCGGACGTACCAACTGAAGTTACACCGTCTGTGTAGGATGTTGTCCCATCTGATAGCGTAAAGACAAGTGGATGCCCATCAAGAGTTGCATCACTAACATCAAAGACATACTTTTGCCCTCTAACTAAGGCAAGAGTTGGGTTGCTTACACCATCTATATAAAACTTATTACCACCGTTATCAGCGACAGTGACAGTATAATTTGTAACTTCTGGCCCTAATGAGGTTGCACTTAGAACATCTGTAAATGATGTTGTCGCACTATCAACAACAGGCGTTGACGTTATATCGTTAGCAGAAAGAACGTGAACTAAAACAATTCCAATACTGTCAACGACAGGCGTGCCAGAAACTATATCATTTGCAACAAAGTTAGAGGATACTGGTGTGCCAATTGCATCAATAACTGGTGCACCAGTTACAATGTCGTTAAATGTAAATTGCTCTCCTTCAGCAACAGGGGCTGCGTCAACAACAGGTGTTGTTGTTATGTCGTTAAACGTGAGATTGCTTACATTATCAACACCACCATCATCCGCTAAAGTTGCACTAGCGAGTGGTGTAAAGCCTAGCATGTGTTATGACTTCCAGTAAGTACGGCCTGTCGCAATAACAGAGTTTACTCTAGTCAAGTCTTTACTAGCGTCTGTCCACTTGCTGTCTAGCACTTCCATTTCCAAGTGCATGACCATGTTGCCGACTTGCTTTTTCTTCTCAGCATCGCTTTCATGTTCCATCTTCATGTCATTCATGACGTTTTCAATGCCGTCACACATATGCAGCAAGCTTAAATAGTCACGGTCTAATTCATTTACAGCCATATTATGTTCCTTCTAATTCAGCTATTCGCGCCTCAAGCGCATCACATTTTGCCGACAACTCTTGTACGGCTTTCACTAAGATTGGATAAGTTGCCATTGGTCTGGCTTCTAATTTCTCTGGGTTTTCCCAACTTACCAAACGAGTATATCTTGTAGATGAATGGCTTAGTTCAGCGTCATACAATTCTTGTGCAATGAAACCTATTTCTGGTCTATCGCCCATTGATCCATCACGCCTATTCCACGTAAACTTAACTGGACGTATATCGTTGATAAAATCCAGACCATACGGCAAATCTTCAATGGCTGTTTTATCTCGTTCATCTGAAAGAGAAGAGATACTCGTGTCGTTACATCGCAAACTACTAATAGCGCTATTGCCTAGCGTAATTTGATTTGACGCACTTGAACTTGATGCAGTAGCACCACTACCCAAGACCGTGCAATTGTTTAAATAATATTGATTATCTGCATCAGAAACAGCCTCATAACCAATGATTGTATTGTAATCACCGCTATAAATACTAGCACCTGCTTCATAGCCAATTGCGACATTGTAAAGTGGATTAGATGTTGACGATCTGCCTAAAGCATCATAGCCAACCGCTACAGATTTGACATGGTTTCCGTTAGTCATTGAATATGCGCCAACCGCCACACTATAGTCGCCATAATTATCCTTCATAGAGAAATAGCCAATGGCCGTTTGGTAGTATTTACTGCTTGTATTATCTCTCCCTGCCAGAATGCCAACAAAAGTACCGCCATCTATAGTTTGGCCACCACCTGCATAGTAACCGACCGCTACTACATTTGAAGTTGTTTGATTATTTGGCATGGAGTAACGGCCAACAGCAGTTGTATATCTACCTGTAGTTAAGCTTGGAGCAGCTTGAGCGCCAATCGCTGTATTATAATCCCCTGTCGTATGTACAAGCAATGCCTCCGCACCAAATGCTGCATTGTAACTCCCTGTCGTGACTTTTGCAGCTTTATCCCCAACTGCCGTGTTTAGACCCGTAGTAGTCATAGTCTTTAATGCTTCATGACCTACTGCCACATTGCGAAAACCGCCTGTCAGTGCATTTAGTGTCTCGTCGCCTATGGCTATATTGCTATTACTAAACTGCCCTGCTGATGCTAAAGCCCCCACGCCTATTGGGTATGAACCGGCAGATGAAAATGGATCATCAGGCCAAGCTGATTGCCAAGCTACGACATCATTTGACGCTGCCGTAATAAATACAACCGCGCTGCCAGATAAGTTTAGCAAAGAGCCAGTTGAGCTTTCAGTCAGCGTTCTGGATAATGTAGTGCCAGATGCCGTATATGTACCAGTGCCAATTTCAAACGCATCCCCATCCTCAATCGTGTAGCGAACAACATCAGCATCAGCTACTCCACCATCAGCAAAGGTTTGAAAACCTGTTTCGGCAGAACCAAGCGTAATCGTACCAGTGCCAGTGGTGCTTGTGGCAACCTTTACTCTATTGGCTAATACAACCATATTTTACACCTATGCAGGATCAGGAATTTCAACATCAAACGCGGCTACTGTAAACGTGTTACCAGAAACAACTGACTGCGATGTTGTCAGTGAGCCAGTCGCTAGTAATCTAGTTTCAGATACGTCTACAATTGCATAGTGCGTTGCAGTGCCAGTGCCAGTAACCGAACCATCTGAAATTGCAGCGCATCTTGTTTTTCTGCCTGACGTATCTCCATTTTCTGGAGCACCAAAACTCACAGATGTAGAGTTTCCTAACGTGTATGTAGTGATAGCCTCTGCATAAGTAGTCGCCTCTTGCGAGGTTATATCTATGCGATCAGCTTCAGTGTCTAACTTGCTAAGTGCTGCGTCCAACACATAATCTGCTAATGATGCCATATTATTCTCCTATGAATAACTGTTTATTTGCATACGCAGCCCACTGCCGCCATACTTCGCTTTATCGTTGTTCCCATTAATACCACCAACTGCGCTTTGGTACAACGCCGACCATGTTTGCGCTCGGGCGTCATCAACGAGATATGGTGCGCTGTGAACTAGTGATCCGTAAAGATATGTATCTGGGAAATACTGTAATATCCAATTCGACGTATTGCTGTCGCTCAATGCCGCTGTCCTTGCGTAGTAATACAGCTCTCCGGTGTAGGTTGTGTCTGGAGTTGGCCAGATCTCTATCTGCCCTGCAAGGACTGCGTAATACTTAGGGCGGCCAGTTGAGTCCGCGTTTGAGTTTCTCTGTTTCTGCAAATACAACGGCGTCACAAGTTCTATTGGCCGCTCATCTACGTCTAAGTGAAAACGCACGGCCTCCAGAAAGCCGCTAGGCAAAGCCGTGTATCTCGAATCGATGTTCGCCGTGCTTCTCTCTTCCATACGCCAATGCCTGATCTTGCGGTCCATATCTGCTTCGGTGAGGGCAATAAAATCAGGTATTACGCTTGTTAAGTCATCTCTGTTTAGCCAGTTGGCTATGGATGTCTTGAGCTCTGTATAAGTTGTAATGCTCATAGTGTGCCGGCCCTTGTCCTAAATACTTGGTTACTACTATCGTTTAACCACTTACGCATTGCTTTGGGATCGTCTGCAATCCCTTGGCGCTTGAGCTCATAGTACACTGAAAGAGGTAACGACGCCACCTTATTGACGTCTCTGTATCTATTCGGTGTCTCTTTGTATTCGTTTTTATTTCTCTCGGCGATTGCGGAGACATCTTGCTGCGTCTCGACGACATACTCGCCCTTATCGGTTACGTGCCAATACTTTGTTATTCCAGTGGCAGGGTCTTGGTCAAATATACGCTTCATTTCTAACTCCAAGTAAGTGGGGCGACCTAAGCCGCCCCGACTGTATTATGATGTAGTTAGGTCGAACACACCTGCGTGTGCGCCTTCGTTAAGAACCTTCAAGCCAAACTCAGCAAGGATCATACGCTTCTCAGCGTCACCAGTTTTTGCTAGTTCTACTTGTTGGATCGGACGCAAGTAACATACTGATGCGTACTCTGGGTCTAGGCAAAAAGCATCACGATCTCTTTGAAATCGGTTTGCAACCACAGATAAGGTCCCAAAATCAGACATATAGACGTCAGCCGTTCCAACAATTGTTGTTGGGCTGTCGCTTGGAGCCTGATAACGCTGTGCCGCGATACCTGCAAAACCTGATACAACGGTCTTGTTATGCGGTCCAACCATCAAAATGCTTGGCTCGCCTCCTGCTGAAAATGCAGACTGCATTGCGTCTTTAAGCATTGCTTCGGTAAACGCGACCTGAGTACCGTCTGTACGTGCATCAGTACCGTCGCCAGTTGGCGATACACCGTCAACAGCTCCGCCGGTTGCAAATACATCGTTGGTTGCAATCCAAGCACCGAGACCACCAGTCTCACGAGCTGTGGAAGAGTTACCTGCCACTTGTGCATTGTTATCGGTTAAAACTGCTTCGATGTCACGCTTGAGCTCTTTTCCGCGCTTAGCCAACTGATAACTTAACTCATCATTCCGGCCGGCCAAATCTTGCGCTGATAGGTTGTCAGCGACAATAGTTGTACGACGCAAAATGTGCGTATAGTTACCAACTCGAGTGGTTGCTGCCGCAGCATCAAAAGATCCTACGTCGTCACCATCGATTTGTGCGGTTTTGCTTGTTGCCGCCAATGAGTCAGTTTGCCACTCGAAGTAAGTGTTAGATACGTTTTCAGATCCAACGTTACTTTGGAATGGAACCTGTTCGGGCGAAATTGAGCTGATAATATCAGCTAATGATTCACGAATACCTTTGGCATCAAAGGACGTGAACGTATTTGCTACAATAGCCATTATAAATCTCCTATAGTAAGGCTTTTATTGCTGAAGCCGCGTCTTGGACACGGCCGGATTGTTTTGCGTTCTGAATCGCTTTTTGTGCATCTGACTTAGGTCTCGGCTGTGACGCTTTTGAGCCGCTTCTCAATGTCTTGGCGCGTGCTTTTTTCGGCTTGGCCTTTGCCGCAGTAACTCGCGTTTCTCCTCGATCATATAGCATAGCTTTCCTTGCTAACTTCACAAGCGTGGCATTTGTCAAACCGACAATGTCCTGCTCGGTAAATCCTTCGCCAAGTAGAAAGTCCCGTATCTGGGTTGCTTCCTGCGCCGCAACTTTACTGTCGCGCCACTCGGGTATGACTTCCGGCAGTATTTCGCGTTGCTGAGAAACGTACTGCTCCTGCATTTGTTGCACCTTTTGTTGTTGCAACGCCTGCAATCGCTGTTGCTCGGCTTGGACGGCCTGCATCTGAGCTTCGCGCTCGTCTTGCTGCTTCCGCCACTGACGTTCTGCCTTCGCTGCCATCGTGGGGTCTGTGTCGTACAGTGTATCCCAATCAGGCTCCTGCTCCTTCTGCTCAAGCCGTTGCTGCAAAGCAGGCAACATCTGAGCATATTGTGCACGTTCACGCTCGATTTCGGAGTATTGCGCTTCTAGCGTTTTACGCTGTTCTGCCAATTCCTGCGTCTTACGTGTGTAATCTCTCTGCCTTAGATTAGCTGCTTTCAGCTCTTCAACGGTTATCTCTTCACCATCGACCTCTACTATGGCCCCTAGTATATCGAAGGATTCGTTTTCCGAACTTCCTGCATCTTCCTCGACTTCGAGCTCCTCCTCAGATCCTTCGACAACTGAATTATCTACTTCTTCAGTTGCCTCCATCTCCTCAGAGGCTTCAGCCTCCTCCACTACTTCTTCAGTGGTTTCGGCCTCAAGCGCATCAGTTGCCGCAGCGTTATCCTCTTCGGGCGCAAGCATGGCTCTGATTGCATTTTGAGCACTGTACAGGTCAGTCCCTAATGGGTTGCTGTTTTCTGCCATCTCATTAACTCCATATTATGGGCTTATTTTGTTTTAATTTCAATAGCCCCGTTATCTACCATTGCACGCAGCGATTGGCGTACCATTTCGACGCCGCGTAATTTCATATAAATAGCCTCGCGGCTATCACTATCATTGGTCTCAGTTAACTTGAACTCAAACCAACAATCCTGCTCGATCTCATTTAAAAATCTTTTGAGATCTGTGTCGGAAAGGAGGCGCTCCGCCTCTCTACCGTCATCTATGATTTGCTGTTTAGTCTTCACGCGCAGCCTCTTTTATTACGTCGGCTTGCGCCTTCATAACTTCCCGCTTAATCGC